AAGAAGGGTGATACGTCGCATCCTTTGTAGTAATGCTTCCCGCAACTTTCACGGAAGTCCCCCTTACCAAAGCTTTTATCCCTATTAAGGATGAAGCCAAAGAAGGAAAACAAACGATCTAGCATTGGGTACATTTTTACTGGAACGATGATATCGTCCCCGTATACATTGATGCGCCCTCGGATCCCCTTAAGGTAGGCAACACTTCTCATTAGAGACCAGAATATTAAAGTCTCTAGTTCGAACGTGAAACCGTTCCCCATTGAGGAAAACATGTCCAGCTCGTGCTCATCCCCGTTGACGAGGATGGATCTCGATCGCACGCGGTCGAGAAGCCCGAACCACTCTGCTGGGAGCAGCCTGCGCACAATAGAAGTGCAAATGCTGTCACTAGCGCTACTGAGGTCGACCGTCGCGTAAATCCTTTCGCGACTGCCTTGCTCAGCGAGTCTTTGGTTGATGGTCTGATCATTCAGATCAACTCCTTGGTTTCTCAGTTGGTGTCGGAAGAAGTTCCCGATTCCCTTCTGAGCGAACATGTTAAGATCAGGTTCCTTTGCGGCAACCCGATCGATTTTCGAGTTCTTCGGGACGGTAAACAGAACGCTCCCGTTGACTAGTCTGGGGTTGGGATTCCCCTTCCAGCCAACAGAGACCCAGGTTTCGGACTCTTCAAGCGTCTGCTTGAATACCTCCCAAGCCTCTGCGGTAACGTCCGCTTCGCCTTCAAACTTCGCAGCTACTGTGCCCGGTCCGCGCTTACGAGACGTGCTAGCACCACCTGAAAATGTCCCGAAAAGGACATTCGTCGGAGGTGTTTCACCAATCACATGGCGTACGTACAAGGCAGCCTGTTCAAGGATCCTATCCGTCGACATACCGCAGATCTCTGCGGGGACGGCGAATAGTCTTTGATTAGACTTAGCATTGCGAGATTCCATGACCAGCCATTTTTCAATGGCTTTGTCACGTCGCTCCGAGGCGTTATCTCGTGAGAGAATAACGTACTTACTGAAGATTTGACCCTTCAGGTAGTTGAGTGCGTACAGACGCCGTTCTACAACGGGTCCAGCGTTCACAACTTGAAGACCTTGAGAAAGCATACGTTGGTAAGTTTCCAGCGTACGTATATCAAGATCGATAGCTACGGAAAGTTCCGATAGCAGGTCCTCATTTAAGCGTGAAGACACATGACCAAAGGGAGCGCTGTGCTTCCCCTTATGTGCACGTTTATCATCAGACATGGTGTGATACCTATGTTTGAAGTTCCAATGCTGCGTTATTGCTAGCACTGGTAAGCCAGAAGAACAGGACCCTCGTTACGAGGAGTACACGTTCTGTTGGTTAACGACCACATCCTCAACAAGCGTTTTGGTAGTCGCCGCGGAGCCATTGGCCCCGAGAGCGCATGCCAACATGCTGATGAGATCCTTGCGTTCTTGAGACAGAGAAGTCTCGTCGAACGAAAACTCAACGGTCGCGTACCCTGTACGTACAACAACATCTTGAGAGATGGAGTTGACAACCTGGGTTTGCACGATTGGAACGGTAAGAGTCATCTTACTCTTCCACTTGCGGGAGCCGTCTCGGCGCCCAGAGATCGTGAACCTCTTGTTTCCCACAGCACTTGTACCGGCTTCCACGACGGAACCGATACCACCTTGCACCGACTCAGGTACAAAGGTGTGTGCAACGGGAGTCCCTGCCCTATCGGTCAGGATAATATTCTGAATTGCGGGCATCTGCCTCTCCAATTTAGACACACATACCCGGGATTGGATATGCGAAACTGCACGCGAGTGCTATGCAGCCAGTCACCTACTTGATCGACGCGACGAGAGCCGCGGCAATCGAGACGTGTGATGATGACAACGGATTCTTTATATAGAGCCAAGGAATTGGCCAATCCGTGTAAAGGAGTCTTTGCGTCGCCAAGCATTCATACTTGGTAATGCAGGGGTCTCCCACCATCGTAGCACCTGAAACGGCCGGCATGACCTTGTAAGTCAAGTTGGCATAGATGCGAGTGGTTTTAGTACCACCATGGAAAGTGAGGCCAACGGTCCCCGACATGGAATTTAGGAAGTTACCTATTGGTAACAACCAATCCACAACGAAGGACCAACCTACACCTTCCCACAACGCAGAGAGTGGATTAATCGCACCCCAAGAGTTCATGCTAGCAAGAAAGCTATCACTAATCTTGGCATAGATAACCACTTTACAGAGTTCCTTAACGGAACCCTCCTGCGAAGCACTTGTCCAATTCCCTGTAGGGATGAACAAGGGAGTGACGTCTGCCTCAATCTGGCGGGACACATGAATATCTGCCCCCTTCTCTCGCATGCCCGTGTTAAAGGCATCGAAAGCACCAGATATGTCGCTCATCAGAGGGACAAGACCAAATTTGTACGCTAACCAAGCGTCACCTGCGGTCTTGACCGACTTTTGGGGAGTTAAACCCAAAAGCTGAGCCACCTTATTCCACTGACCCCGTCGAGCTGCTTGATAGACCCTCACGAGAGTGATGGCCGTACTTGCAATAAACTCAACGGTTTCCTTGGATTCGACCAAAGCAGCACCGAGTTGCACTCGTGCGTCCTGAAGCTTATTCAAGGCTTCAGTTACCGCCTGTGCCTGCGTATTCGCAGACACAATTGGAACGCCTTGTGCGTTAAAGAACAAGGTGTCACTAGGGGCGTAGCCGTATGAACTACTTGCAGAGGGAACAGAGTCCCCACTTATAGTAGTTATACTCGACGATGCCTTTATGTTTACTAGGCTGAAACCTTTAGCCGTACGCTTGGCAGCTGCCGAAACGTACGGAGTAGGGACTCTCCAGCCTTTCACATCGGGCACCGTCTTTATCAACGGAGACCTGATCAATTTCTTCGCCGTGTAGTTTAGGTTTGCGACTTGTGGTACTGCCACTTTAAATTTGGTAGTAACAGTCGCGACACCGGGTATAGACCCGGTGACCTTCATTCCAACGTCGACGATCTTTCCCTTTGCTCCATTGGGCATTGTGGACCTCCTGGCTTGCGCCAAGAGGCGCGATGAACCACTTCGATCCCGTCACGAGATCTTGTGGTG